GGCTTCGGTCTGGGCGCCAACCTGGTCGGCTTTCCCGCTCGCCTGTAAATTAGCTTTTACAAATAACCGCTTTTAATTATTTAATATCGTAATTATTTTAATTACAAATATTAATTAACATAGTTTTTAGACAGTTCTCACAAATTGCCATTTCATTTCCTTACAGATTTGCTCCCAGACCTTATCTTGAAGATAGAGTTTATCACGATTTTTAAGCAAAGGAAAGCAGGTCAAATATTCGTCCATTTCAAGCAATTCACACATCTTGTAAAGAACATAGCCATAAGATAAAAAATTGCGACGGCCTTTGGGACAATGTTTCTTAAAAGATGGCTGAATTTCGCGAAACATATGGCGTAATTTCTCCTCATCTTCGCGAGACATAAAAGGCGCATTTTGTCCATTTAGACGATTAATTATATGAGGTATGTGTTCATAATATTTTGAACACTTCATTTTCCTAAGAATCTCACGCAATTTTGTTGGCTTTAAAGCGGACATATTAGTAATACGTTCTTTTTTGAGTTGTACAAGAATGGCATCATATACTTCATTTGGAATTTCAGTACTCTCTTTGGCCTGAAACTGTGCCAACCATTCATTGAAATGATTAATCTTTTTATAAGCATAATAACACACCTCGCGTGGCGGATCCTTATAGGATGGTTTATCACTATCAACTAAAATAAATTCTTGATGACCGCACTTTGAACAAGTAAGATTCGCCTCATTTAGGCACATAATCATTTCATTTCCACATAGGTCGCAATTAGTCCAGGGGTCATCAAATTCTTCAATTGTATTTTTTGCCATTGATGGGTCCTCCAATTGTAGATAATCATTCAAAAGTTGATTTCTTTGAAGACTCTTCTTTTCAGTTGAATTTGGAAGAACTACGGTGTTTTTCGTTTCTTGACCTTCTTCTTGAGCGACCTCTTCTAAAATCGCAAGAATAGAGCCAGGCTTTGCCTTTGTTGTATTAAATGTTTGAGTACCCTGTTGAATTTGATCTTGAATATCATAATAATTATATAATATGTCACCTGTACGAAGGTAATAATCCATTAATTCTGAACCATTTTCGATAGACTTAATTCGTTTTTCAAGTTCCTCTGCTTCCCGTTCTAATCTCCAAATTTCAATATCAGAAGTAGTTTCATTTATTTTATTTTTTAGAGTTTCTAGTTCAGCTTTGTAGGTGTCTATATTTTCTTTTCGTTCGAGCATTGATTGAATTTTTTGATTGTGAATCGCATCAAGCGTGGTACGAGCTTCCGGATTGCTACGTTTTGTACTTTTTACTTTGAAAAACGCGCTATCACTCATCCCTCAAATATACTTATACGGTGAACGTACCAAGTTTTTAAATCCCTCTTAATCAAAAAATAAATATTGTTGTGTTTATTCATCATAAAACAGCGAAATTACCTCAATTGTTTTATCTGTTACATTATCGGATTCACACCAATATACTACTTGATTTCTAAGTGCTTCTAAACGATTAGACCATTCTTTTGTTTTGGTTTTCTTAACACCACATACCCCTAATTTGCTAAGTCCCCAACAAGATGTTATGGTTTTATCTTTGGTAACATATTGATCAGGATTGAACCGAATAAATATTATTGGGCGGTGATGAACATCTTTTGATAATTCCATTAATCTTTTATTTTCACAAGAACAATCGTAGGTTTCGTGTTGATTTTCATCTACTTCAATAATAATTATTTGATATCCCAAGTCAAGCAGTAGGTCAGGTCTACGCCTTGAACAACCATCTTGTACTTTCTTATCATTTATCCATGTATACTTGTCTATAGGGAATTGTTCAAGAATATAGTCTACTACCGCTTTTTCTTTTGTTTTGTAATTTCGAGAATTTGGTTTATCAGGAAATAAATGGATAAAACAATTGAGACAATAACCTTCATATTTTGAATTAGCAGTAGTTTCACACCATTCTGATTTACATAACGCAGAACCACCGCATTCTTTACAGTGTGATTTTCTCTTTTTATGAGCGCAAATGCGACCACCTTCGCATTCTACACATTGATATCGTATTTTATTATGTTCACATACTCCACTCCCGTGACAGTCTACGCAAGTATACTTATTATTATTGTGTTCACACAATTCACTTCCATTACATTCCACGCAACGTGATTTACGTAGATTATGATGGCATATTTGATTTCCTTTACATTGAACACAATACTCTTCTCTTACATTATGCTCACATATTTCTATTCCACAACATTCTATACATCTTGATTTAAGTTTATCATGTTTACAAATACTACCACCTTTACAATCAGCACAACGGCTTCTTCTTTTATTGTGGTCACAAATGGAAGCACCTTTACATTCCTTACAATTATGTTTAATACGTTTATGTTCACAAATGGCTGAGCCTCCGCAATCTTTACATATTGCTCTTTGTCTATCATGGGAGCATATTTGACTTCCTTTACAGTCTTTACATTGGAAGGGATATTTATTATGTTCGCATTTTTTTCTAATATATTTAGGTTTTGGTTCTGACATCTCTACAATATTTTTGTTTTGATTGAAAAATCAATTTTGTATAAATGTCTTCCGGTTAATTTTGGAATGATACCTTAAAATCAAATCTCCGCATATATTGAGTAAAATATAATCATTATTTGTATTTTAAGACTTTTTCTGACAATTTTTGACTTTTCCGGCAAATTTTGGAAAATACCATTTTTTGCGATTTTCTAAAATTTTTTTCTTACAGTAAGATATAACGACAGATGACAGGGGGAGGCTTGATGCAATTAGTCGCCTATGGCGCACAAGATGTTTACCTTACTGGTAACCCACAAATCACCTCAACATATTGAAAGGGGTTGAAAAGTGACCGGCAGATGATAAATAGATATACTCATCTGATAAAGTCCGTTAGTGGTTTCTAATTCACTATGTGAAGCTCCACAGTCACTAGTAATTTGTTAAAGCAAATTGCGACATCATCAAATTGCGGGAACACCCTAAAGTTTTAACTACCAAGCATAGTTTGAAAAGATTATGTGGCTGAGAACATAACTCAGGTATGGTAAAAATGTTAAAAATTGATACTGAAAAATCAGTTGAAAATGGGCAATCCGCAGCCAAGTTCTAAATTATTTAAATATAAAGTGCTAAAATTAATAATGGGGTTTATTTATTGTATAACATCGCCATCAGGCAAACAATATATAGGACAAACTCGTAGAAATTGTGATAAACGATTTAACGAACATTGTAAAAGTCCTAAAAGTTGTATTTTGCTTGAAAATGCTATTAATAAATATGGTAAAGATAATATGAAGTTTGAAATTTTATTGGAAATCAATAATGAATTCTTAGATAAATATGAATCAATGTATATTGATTTACTTTCAACACTTGAACCAAATGGTTATAATATAAGAAGTGGTGGAAATAATGGAATTCATAGCGATGAATCAAAACAAAGAATGCGTGAAGCAAAACTTGGAGAAAGAAATCACAATTATGGGCAACCACGCAGTGATTCTACCAAATTAGCAATATCTAATGCCAAAAGTGGAGAAAAACATCATTTCTATGGTAAAACTCTAAGTATAGAACATAAATTAGAGTTATCAAAAGTCCATAAGAAATCACATACAGAATTACCAATGTATGTAGTGTATGTTAAAGAAAGACCACAAAACTATCAGGCATCAGGATACGCAGTCATTAATCATCCAATACTTAAAAATAAGTATTTTACTTCAAACAAATTATCTGATGATGAAAAGAAAAAATTAGCACTTGACTATTTAAATAACACGAATGCAGTTCAGAGACTAAATGGTGATGGGTCGAGACCTTTGGTCGAGGCTTAAGTTATAGTCCAATCCCTGAAGTTCTACGAGACTCAGAAATGAGTTAAATGTAATTTTGTTGGTGAAATTACAACTTCAAAATATTCCGAAAGGAAGGGTATTCCTTGTTTTCAAGGTTGTATATCGCAGACACACCAACTTCGCAATGGAGTCCATTGAGAACCCTTTCAATGGTGCCCCCAACTTCGGTAAGAAGGTCACTTGTACCATCCAGCGCAACGGTGACTTAATCCACCGTATGTATCTCCAGGCCACCCTGCCTCAGGTACAGCTCCAGCCCAGCGACGGCAGCGGTGCTCAGTTCCGCTGGCTCAACTGG